CTTACAAGCGAAGGGGCAGAGCAGGGACGTCTAGTAGGCGGTAAAAGCAAGGCCGATATAATGGAGTGGTTATCATGAGTAATTTATTAGAAGAGAGAGAATATTATAAGCCGTTTAACTATCCGTGGGCTTTTGAACATTATAAGTCTCAGCAACATATGCACTGGTTACCAGACGAAGTAAATCTTGCAGATGATTTGAAAGATTTTCGTGAGAATCTTAGTGAAGGCAATAAATCTTTGTTAGCAAATATCTTTCGTTTCTTTACGCAAGCAGATGTTGACGTATGTTGTGGTTATGCTACACACTATTTGCCGACATTTAAACAACCTGAGGTACGTATGATGTTGTCTGCATTTGCAGCAATGGAAGCAGTACACCAGGAAGCATATTCATTATTATTAGAAACATTAGGTTTCGGAGATGATGAGTATCAGAAGTTTATGGAACACAAAGCTATGATGGATAAGCATGAGCATCTTAGCAACTTTGGTATGAGTAGTAAAATGGATATTGCAAAGACAATGGCTATCTACTCAGGCTTTACCGAAGGGGTACAATTGTTTAGTAGTTTTGCTATTCTGTTGAACTTCCCAAGACATAACTTGATGAAAGGTATGGGTCAGATTGTTACTTGGTCTGTGCGAGATGAAAGTCTTCACGTTGAAGGCATGAGTCAATTGTTCCGTACTTATATTCAAGAAAATCCAGAACTATGGAATGATGATCTAAAGTATGAAATCTATTGTGCTGCAGAGCGTTCTGTAGAACTAGAAGATGCTTTTATTGACTTGTGTTTTGCGGGTGCTGATGTACCTGATCTTACACCAGAAGATGTAAAGCTGTATATTCGATACATCGCAGATCGAAGACTATTAGGGCTAGGGTTGAAAAAGATTTTTGGTAGTGATAAAAATCCTTTAGACTGGCTAGACTATATGCTAAACGGCGTAGAACACGCTAACTTTTTTGAAAACAGAGCCACCGAATACTCAAAAGCGAGTACAACAGGAAATTGGCAAGATATATTTAAATAGGAAATAAAAATGGCAGATAATAATGAAGAATTAACTTTAACCTTTAACGGTGTAGAATACGATATAGATAGTTTAACCGACTATGGTAAATATGTCGTAGGTCAGTTAAAAGACTTGCAAGTTCAAGAATCCCAATTAAAAGCAAAACTAGATCAAGTAAGTGTTGCAACAAAAGGATTTGGTGAGCTTTTAGGAAAAGAGTTAGAACCAGAAGAAACTACAGAAGAAGTTTCAGAGTAGTAAAAAGGGGCGCAAGCCCCTTTTTTATTATGACAAACCAGTAGCAAATGCAACAACGTCATTTTTGGCGAGTATGCGACCATTATCTTCTATCCTAGCAAGAACAATGTTATTTCTTTTGAAATCTAAGTTTCCAGTTGTTTGATTGTACTCCTTGTAAATACGATATCTTAAAGGATCGTCGGTAGAACTGTCTACAGCCCGAGTGGTTTTTGTAAAGTCTGTCTCAACTCTAAAAAGATTATTATCTCCGGTTGCTTGATCTGTATCAACCTCTAAATCTGTCCCTGGTAGCATATCTAGTATAACATTTGGACATTTTCTGCCAGAATAATAACTATTGACATATATAGCTGCTTTGTAAACACTAAATCCATTAACATCCCAGCCGGTATCTATACCGGTGCTTGCCGTCACAGATACTTGTGCACAACTGCTACTGAATTTTTCATCAATAGGAACAATATATACGTCAGCCCCCGCGCCTGTTATGTGATATTTAACAAAACCTCCATTATAATCATCATACATATGAAGAGTTAGGTGTAGGGCTGCCGCTTGTTTGTTTGTATATATACTACTTACAGAGTAATAAAAATCTCCTATATGCCAGGTATTAACAGTAGTTGCACTTCCACTAGTATCAGCAAACTCAGTATGGTCTATATAATAACTTTGAGGGTAAAAAGGGGTTCCCCCAATTTCTACTATTTCATCCGAACCGTCATTTTTCTTAATAAAAACGCGACCGTCGTAGGTATTAATTGCTACTTCGCCTAACTCAACATTAGAGGTGGTAGGAACCTTGCCTCTAGTATTTGTCCTTTTTAATTTGATTGTTTGTGTCATTTGACTCTCCTATTGCTCGCGTATATACGCTAGGGTTGGTTTAATTGTTAAAAAGTTCCTGCGTCTAATGTAAAGGTAACATCATCAATATTTGCAATGGTCAAGACTCTTGAAGCAGTAGTTCCATCAGAAGTATCGGTAGGTTCTGTAATAGTCCAAAAGTTTTCACTTTCGTCCCAAGTAAAGTTTGCATTTGTATAGTTTCCACGATTTATTTCGATACCACCATCCGCTGTATCTCCGGGGTCAGTAGCACCTATATCACTATTAAGTTCTAATATAGAATCTCCTAGAGCAACAGTATTTGAATTTACTGTAGTTGTAGTACCTTTTACTTCAAAGTCTCCTTCAATAGTAAGTTTACCTGTAGAATCTAAAGTCATACCATTAGTTAAAGCGTTTGCACTATCTCCGGAACTTCCTGCAGGGGAGACCTTAAATACAATGCTACCCCCGACTCCGGTTCCTGTACCTTTACCACCACTAATTACTAAAGCTGAACCTGCGCTGTCTGTACCGCTCGCATCCGCCATATCAACACCTAAGGTTACTCGTTGAGCAGCTTGGTCGGCGTCATCTAATAGACCTCTTGCCGCGGCGGTGAGGGCAGTTACCGCATACGTATCTGAACCTGTAGTATATATCATCTTGTTAGAAGCAGTGGTCAAACCAGCAATACTAAGAAGTCCTGCATCATATGCTTGAACATTTGTACCAATAGCCAGACCTAAAGCAGTTCTAGCGTCTCCTGCACTTGTAGAGCCTGTACCACCGTCTCCCACTGCAAGAGTGCCTGTGATTGCACTTGCAGATAAATCAACAGCAAGTTTTGTGCTATCTACAACAATACCGCCGTTTGTTTTTAAGTCCGCAGCAAAGGTTACAGTATTATCAGTTACGGCAGTAGTGATGCCGTCTCCGCCAGTAAAGGTAAGAGTTCCTCCCGTAGCAAAAGAATCCGTAGCAGTACCATCCGATACAGTAAAAGTACTTGTTACAGTTCCAAAAGAAAGAGCCCCATTTCCATCAGTTTTTAGAAATTGACCATTAGTACCATCAGCTGCAGGGTATGTTAAACCATCAATAGTAACCGCACCAGCACCCTTCGCTGTAATAGTAAGATTTACATCATCGCCTGCTCCCAGAGTTTCAATAGTAGTGCCAGAAATTTTAACACTTCCTAGAGTTAGCTCCGTCAAGTTTTTGCTAGTACCAGTTTGTAGTAGTTTTGAGTTTTCTACTGAGCCTGCTGTTGTAGGAAAAAGACTGGTATAGGCTGTACCACCGATTGCTAAAGCATTCCCTGATCCTGGCTCCCCGATATATAATTTATTATCGTTTTTAGTATATGCGAGTTCGCCGTGTGCAAGGGTTATTCCAGTTATAGCTGTAGACTCACTACGTCTAATTTGTATTGTTTGAGCCATTTAAAGTCTCCGTTCTTTAGCCTTAAAAGGCTCCTGCGTCAATATTATCAGAATCTTCCGAGTCATCACCTACCATTATAGGTACCCACTCAAAAATTCCGGGAGTTGTTTGACGATAAATTTTTAATTGATGGTCGTTTGTATCATACCAAGTATCTCCAACCTCTACCCTAGAACCTGTTGGCGCATCATCTGTGCGAAAATCTTGGTCTGCAAGCTGCTCTAGAGCACCTTGTAGATTTGTTGCTGTGATTGTACCTGTAGGAGTAACTGACACCGAGCCAGAACTTACTCCTACTGCATCACTTATGGATAGACCTTTGGCTTCAACAGTTGTAACATTAGGAACAATATTAATACTTACCTGAGTATCCTCTACAGATACGGTAGTCTTATTCTCAGATACTGATATAGATGTTCCTTGAGTACTCATGATTGTGCTCTAGTTACTTCCTGCGTTACTGTTACAGTACCTTGAAGCAGTCTAGAGACATAGTCGTCTACGGTTTGTCCATCGACTTCCTTAGTAGTGTATATTTCTAAATCATAAAAATAAGTTCCAGCTGTAATTGCTGCACTTTTTTGGTTGGTTAATGACATAGTTATTTTGCCTTGCGCTTTAGTAGAATCCGGTATTGTAGCATTAAATTCTTCTGTTTTCGTACTAGAAGATTTAGATGGTCTAATAAATGCTCGAGCATAGTAATTAGTAAGATTTTTACCTGTTCCAGACTCAGACACCGTAAACTCTATCGCAAAGTCGGATCCCTGGTCGATAACTAAGTCATATCGGGCTGCTGTCATTTGTTTTTCTCCATTTCAGAATTATAGCCAAATTAGGCTATCTTGTCAAGATTTATTTTTTTGAACGTTATGATATATTTCCTAAGATTACTCTTTCATTGCCACCGGAATCTAATACTTTTATTGTATCATTTACAAATTCTATTCGTCCTCCAGTAGTACCACTCCTTATTTTTAACTTTCCAGCGCTTTGATCGAACAATAAGTGAGCTCCTGAAGGGTCTCCAGTAAAAAAATCTCCGTCTTCTTTTAAGAAAACCCCTTTACCTCCTGAAGGCTCTCCGTTTGCGTCTATTGTAATCTCAGTTTGTCCTGATGATTGTACCCTTACTGCTCTAGCTAGTACAGAGTTAGCATTTAATACATCGGTATCAATTTGATTAGCCACAATAACATCAATTTCAGCATAAGCCGCTACAAGATTATCGAATGTTGCATTTGAACCATAAATATGGCAAGCATGGATAATATTTGCACTTACCATGTTCGCACTAATGGTATTAGCTGCTTCAGTAACAACCTTGTTTTGAGTTGTTCCTGCTCCTGCGTACATATCTCCAGTTGTTGCCATACCCCCTTGACCCATTTGGTCAAGATCAATTTTTGCTCGCTCTACAAAAGAGCTCCAGTTGGAAGAGCCCGAACCTCCAGTAGAGTTAGAATGAGTTGATACGCCGGGATCAGTTGCGTCTGCGATAAAGTCTTTTACAACCCATCTCTGATCTTGAACATTATCTCCCAGTAAAGCTACCCTTAGCTCACTGGCGCCGGAAGTATCGCAGTATATTTGTAAAGCACATCCATCATGAGTACCTCCTTCTTTTATACGAATATATCTTAGAGGGGTTCCTGCATAGTATGAATAATCCAGAACCGTAATATTGTTAGAAGCATTCGTACCGTAGGTATGGCTAGCATAGAATATACAAGTTTGATGTTTACCAGAGTCTTGATCCCAAATTGCAAATCTACCCATTGCTCTAGCAGTAGATGCTACTGCTATTGTATACCAACCTGCGGCTAGATTGCTGGCGCTATGGAAGTTCTCGGAAGTATAACCTCTATCCAGAATAGTATTTATCTCAGATCTGGAATACGCATATGCGTGTATTTGATCACCTGTAGCGAGTGCTGTTACATTGTCTGCTACAGTAGCTGTTTTAGCAGCAACTTTTGTATTAGAAATCTGTATAGTAGCATCATCTACATCTACTGCAATATCATTAGCATTTGCTGTGATACCGCTGCCTCCGACAACATTGATGGTTGCATCTCCAGATGTACCTCCCCCAGACAGACCGTTTCCAGCCGTTACACTTGTAATATCACCAGTATTAGTGGTATAGTTCAGACCAGTAACAAAATCGTGTATCTGATCACCCGTAGCGAGTGCAGTGCCTCCATCTACTACCGCTCCTGTTTTAGCAGCAACTTTTGCATTAGAAATCTGTATAGTAGCATCATCTACATCTACTGCTAGAGTTACACCTCCCGAATTACCTCCACCAGACAGACCGTTCCCAGCCGTTACACCTGTAATATCTCCGTCATTAGTCGTTATTTCTGTTATGACGTTATCCATAACAGAATAGTGGCCAGTAGTTTGCGTAGTATTGTCAAAAACTAAATTTACATTAGCACTACCAGCACTTGGTTCTGTTGTAACATAGTTATTACTAGACGTATCAAGATTTATATCTACTTTATTTGCATTACCTTCTCTAAAAATTGTAAGGTTTGCCTGAGAGTATCTTGTTAGTCGAATATAAACATCTTTATGGTCATAAGAATTATCAGGAATATTAATAACTCGAATACCTACACCTCTACTTGCAGTAGGTGTATTTGCGACTGTAAAAGTACCTGCGATATTTATATCATCACTATTACCGGCGCGTCCGAAGAAAGACAGGTCAATTTTTTGCGTACCATAACTTTCTACATGGTTATTAATTGTTCCTCGAATTGTTATACCAGAATTACCCTGATTAACTGTAGCTACCTTGTACCAACGATCATCATTATTACTAACATCAGTTACAGACCACTCGTATTGTGTACCTTGAAGCTGATATCTTCCGTCTAGGTCTTGAGTTATAGTACCTCCATCCCGTTGAGTTAGTACAAGCTCCCCATTAGCAGTACTAAAGCTCATACCCGTTATATTATCATTATAGGCAGCGTCCCAGTTTTGATCTTTTCTGTAGTTAGCAATGGTATACCCATTGCTTGCATCTGCCGGATCAGAGCCGGGAGGTTTAGAGTATATACCTTCAGCGTACATCAACTTACCATCGGCAAGTATAGTTGTTGTACTTTCGGAAGATTCTAGAATAAATGCTGCAGCACTTCCATAAGATTCTGCATCAAAATGGTAGAAGGTCATAGCTCCATTCTGACCATAAGAATCACTAGACTGGTCACTAAATTTAATCCGTGCTCCACCACCGTTAGTAGCATTACGGATTTGAAGCTGAGGACTAGCACCTGTAACGATATTTGTTATATAATTCCTACCTGTAACAAAATCATATATTTGATCACCTGTTGCAATAGTGGTTGCCCCATTTGTTACGGCTGCTGTATCTCCTGCATGAAATACTATATTATCTACCGAATAGAAGTTTCCATCTGTTTTAATATCAACAGTGCCACTGTTTTGGGTATGTCTTACGCCCCCAACAAGAGTAGTATGTTCATAACTTTCACCGCCTGTATACGCTGTATCTGTAGGATTGGCTGTAACAGTTTCATCTCCTAAAGGGTAAATGGTGGTCTTAAGATCACACGTTGTCGGATGGTTAGCATGATAGGCATATTTAACATATAAGTCAAAATCTTCATTATTACCATTTACTTCAACCTTGATAGTAAGCGCGTCATAGTCGCTCGAATTTGATATTATTTGTATATCTTGGCTGTGATTGACTAAAATATCAGCAACTATATTCGAAACTAGATTACCTCCATGAAGTGCAAAAACTACACGAACTGCAGAACTTAGCTCATTGCCAAGTACTCGTGCTACTCGTGAATACGTGTTTTGGCTCAAAGTAGTTGTAAAAGTTCCTACTTTTTTAGCTGTTTCACTTTTTACTGCATAATAACTGCCGTGCTGACCGTCTAGCTTGTCTGCATCTAGTCCAGATCCAGCTCCATCACTAGCACTAGACCATGTTTCTCTCCAAGCTGTCCATCCATGAGTATCTCCCCAACGTACACGTATCCAAGCACCGTCGTATTGATGAGGTATATATTCCTGAAGAATATAGTCATCGTTTGTAGCACCTGTTCCGTCGTCAGAATTCCAGTTTGTTACTCTTAGGATGCCCCATCCATAAGAGCCTGTAGGAGCATTTGAGACTACATCATTTACTTCATTCCATTCATTAACGTGATAAGTACCAGTATCTAGAAAGTCATCAAAATCTTGAGAAGAGGAATTAATACCTACACGGTATTTTGAGTCAAAAATGTTATCTGGGAATCTTGCCGAAGGAATAGTACCGCTTGAAAGATTAGATGCATTTGTAAAATAGGTACTATCCTGATTGTCTAAAGTATCTGCATTAATGCCTGTACTTGCAGTAGTAAGTACATTATTACCGCCAACCGTAGGAGTAGAGTTAAAATTAACAACACTGCTGTTGTAGGGATAATGAAAGACTTCTGTTCTTGTTCCATTATTATTACGATAAAAAGTTATATGATCAGTTGACTCTCCAGAAACAAAGGCAGGAGTATTGTCTCCGTTATATGATATTCCTCCGCCGTGAAGACCATCCTGAGTCAGTTCAAGGGCACCCGTACCTTGAGTCCCACCAACCGATTTACCAATCTGTAGCATTCTAGTGGTAGAATCCGTTGATGTAAGAATTATATCTGCACTACCAGTAAGCGTTCCACTAAAGCTATCAGCAGCATCACTTCTTAAAAATGAAGAAGCATGAAGTGTGTCCACAGTGTCTGCGTCTATACTTGTCATCAACGAGGTAAAATTATCGTCTGTAAGAATATTATTAGAGTTGTGCTTTAAGTTGGAGGAGCCGTTAGTAGAGAAAGCGATTCCATCAGTTGCGTCGTTCATAGAACTAAACTGAAGGACAGACCCCGTATGCCCTCCTACATTCTCTGTATGTGTTATAAATGCTTTATCACTAAAGTCAGTTGCTAATTCTTTATCGAAGCCAGTAAATTCTATGGTGCGAGATTTGTTATCTGTGGTAGCCTCTCCGTCTAGTCTTATATTTCCGAAGACTGTTTGCTCTCCTAGGACTGCTTCAGTCACGTCTAGGACGGTGGCACTTGCTAGATACCAATTGAAAGCTCCCGAACCCCCGGAAACTGAAATATGTCCAGCACTTGAAAACGACCCGCTATCTCCACAATGATTTACTCGTGCGTACCACTCCCACTTTCCTGTTCCTACACTGTTTGTAAGCCAATAAGTGGTCTGATTAGTTCCTGTGGCATTTTGGTTAATATTAAGAGTTCTACCCGCAGGTACTTTTGCCTGAAATATTTGTACAAAAGTGTGGTTATCCTCAGAAGGAAAAGATTGATAAAAACCCCCATAATTTGGAGAGACTGATCCCGTACCGTTATAAGAGATTCTAATAACTTTTCCTGACGAGTTCGGGGCGGCCCCTCCTGAATTTGTGGTCGCATCTTCTCTAGTGTGAGTTAGTGCAGTTCCTCCTTCGTTATTATAAACTTCTACACTATTTGATCCTCTACTGAAGTCTTCGTCAGGGAATATTTTTCTACCGCTATTGCGAATAGAAGAAACAATTGGATTCCAAGGGCCTCTTTCTGTAGAACTGCTTGGCAAATTTAGTACCAGCTTATCATCTACTTTAATTCCTCCCGCAGATAAAGTACCTCCTACATTTAAACTACCTGTGCTAGAGTTAAATGTTAGATTTGTATTTGAATGAAGTGGTTGAGATTCCGTAGGGTCTTTAGCAAAAACTACAGAACAAGTAGTATCATTAGATTCTACTGTTAAAACGCTTCCCGTAGAAGTACCTCTATAAAGCAAAAATTGGCCCTCTCTAAACTCATAAGCGGGTTTATGGGTTGACATTCTGAAATTGTCGTCAGTATTTCCTGAGTAACCTATATGAACATAAATTTTATTGTCTACTGAAGTAGGGACTGTATTTGTAAGAAAAGAAGTAGTACTAGTACTATCAAGTACAAAGTGTCCATCGCTGTCTAAAGACCCTACTAAATATAAGGGGGCACCTGCAGTAGTCCAGTCCGAACTATTGGTACGATTCATCCAATATTCGCCAGTACTGTCTTCTCTAGATTCGTAGAGCTCGTTTGTTATCGCAGCATCTTCGGCAACATCAGTGCTAGCTCCATAAAATAATATTTGACCGCCGAGTCTCATAGGCTGTGTGGATACAGTATTGTTTGTAGCGTTTGCTACACCACCTTCTGTTACAGGATAAAATTTGCCATCACTGCCTTCCATAAGCACTTGCTCGCCATGAATTTGAGCACCCGCAATTACATGAGAGTTCCAGCGAAGATTATAATAATCCTGGGTATCTATATCAGTAGCAGCATACCAACCGTCTTTTGTAGAATCAAAAGTGTAAAGAATTGTTGTTCCAGTAGGAATATGTGTAGTAAGTTTATCATTATTTTTTCTATAAACTGTTTTTGCGCCCAGACTGTTTATATTTAGAGTAGTAGTACCGCTTCCGCCAACCGTATTATGTCTAAATGCAACTAAAAGTCCATCGTAATAGGAAGAAATATTTGTATTTGTACCTGTCCAAATGCCTGCAGTTCCTTCGCTATTTCCATCGACAAAATGAACGGAACCCTCACCTTTAATTACATTACCGGTGATTGTACCTGCAGCGTCTATGCCATTCTTTACTTTGAAATTTTTATCGTTTGCCACGGTTCACTTCTCCCCAACTGGCTTTGCCCCCATTGCGGGGGCTGTATTTGTATTTGGTATTAATTATAAAATATTACAGATATTTTGTCAAGGTTTATTTTTGCCACCTATACTGTAACGCAGTGCCTTACTATTTTCACCGTTGCTGCGGTTGCGGAGGACATAGTGACTTTAAGCCTTACCGCTGTTCCATTAATATCCGTATTGATTGTACCCAAAACTCCATTTGTTTCTAGTTTTGCAAACTCTGTAGCAATTGCATTTGTACCATCATGTATTACAAGTACTTCAGATGCTTGATAATTAGTACCTTGAGTAATTTGTACGGTATACTTTGCAGTTCGGAAATCTGCCTTCGCAAAGCTATCTATAACAGTTTCATTAGTACTCTCTACGGCTGTAGTTAAAGTATCAATACCTAACGCCTCTACTTGTAGCTTTGCTTTAGGGTTTTTGGTAGAGATGCCAACATTTCCGCTATCCGCTCTTACAACAAAACTAGTTTCGCTAACAACTGTTCCACTGTGTTTAGTATCAATATGGAATCCGTGTACACCCCCAGTATCATCAAAATACCCTAGACGTATTCCATAGTTACCTTCCATACCCCAACCTATTTTCCCACTAGCTCTAGTTAAAGATAGAAGTTCCGCAGGTGTAACTACACCTATACCTACTTTGCCTGAGGAGTCTATGCGTAGTCGTTCTGAGCCACCTGCGTTGAACCTAAAGTCATTACGAGTTTCAATAGAAGCTGTTCCCGTTGTATCCTTAAACTCAACTAAACAAGCTGTGTCTGTAGATTCGAATCTAGCAACTTCGTTAGTTGTGCCCGAACTTACATGCAAAGCTCTAGCAGGACTAGAAGTACCTATACCTACCTTACCTGTATCTCCGTTCACAGTCACACGTCGAGTGTCGTTTGCATAAACTACCACATCTCTACTACTTCCGTAACCTCGTATATTAAAATCATCATTAATAGTATCAATCCGGGCTACGTTTGCATTAACATTATCCAAAAACTGAATTCTATGATCGTCGTCGTCTGACGTATCTCTTATAGTTAAGTAAGGACTGTCTCTATCTATTCTAAGATTTCTATTGAACAACCACCCTGTGGAAGCATGCTCATAAGTAAGAGAAGCACTTGCACCATCAATAGTAATACCTGCCCCATCTGCAGCTGCAGAATCTGCGGCACCTTTAGCAACAGTAATATTTAAATCATCTACATCAAGAGTAGTAGAGTTAATGGTAGTAGTTGTACCATCAATTTGTAAATTACCTTTAATAATTAAAGTACCATTATTATTTCCATGGTTTCCGTCCCCATCCGCAGGGTCAATAGTAAAATTATCAGGTCCTTTTAAAATACCTGTCATGGTTAAATTAGTTAAAGTTCCTACCGAAAGATTATTATATGTTCCTGAAAGTTCTCCGCCAAAAGTAGTAGATGTATTTAAATAGTAAGCAGGTAGCTGATCTCCTAAAGTATCTGCATTACCTCCGTCTGCCTCTGCAGTAAAGCTGCTGCCATCAAAAACTGTAAGAGGTATATTTGCAGGATCAATAGTATTTTGTGAACCATTATCTAAAACTACAAAACGATCTGTTTCAGCTACAAGTGTTGTAGTATCGGTTAGCTCTGATAAATCTACGGAAATTGAAGGGCTAGCGGCCGTTGTGGTATCAACATCGATCAAAGTACCTGCAGTCACACCTGTAAGTGTTCCTACGTTACTAGTATAACCTATATTCGTAACAAAAGTATGTATCTGATCACCTGTAGCGAGTGCTGTTCCTCCGTCTGCTACAGCATCTGTTTTAGCAGCAACTTTTGCATTAGAAATCTGTATAGTAGCATCATCTACATCTACTGCTAAGTTACCTGAAGATGTTACTGTACCTGTAAGACCGTCTCCTCCGCCTACACTTGTTACTGTACCCGTATTAGTAGTATAGTTTAAACCGGATATATAACTATAAATAGTTCCTGTTGTTGCAAGATCCGTTCCATTTTCAGCAACGTTTCCTGTTTTGGCAGCTATATTATCACTAACATTAACTTCTATAGTGGTGCCATCTACATTTACAGCTAAGTCTCCTGTGGATGTTACTGTACCTGAAAGACCCGCTCCTCCGCCTACACTTGTCACAGTACCTACGTTACTAGTATAACCTATATTCGTAACAAAGTCATGTATCTGATCCCCTGTAGCGAGTGCTGTTCCGTTCTCCACTACCGAGTCTGTTTTAGCTGCTACTTTTGCACTTGCATTAATTTCAATAGTAGTATTATCGGGATCTACTGCTAAATTACCTGAAGAGGTTACTGTACCTGAAAGACCGTCTCCCCCACCTACACTTGTTACAGTACCTGCGTAGTTTGTTGAAACAAAGTCATGTATCTGATCACCTGTAGCGAGTGCTGTTCCTCCGTCTACTATGTCAGCTGTTTTTGCTTTAACACTTCCTGCACCGTCTGTAGCAGATAGTTCTATTGTGGTATCATCTACAGTTACTTCTATCTCGTCTGAGTTTGCTGTAATACCGCCTCCACCGACAACATTTAAAGTTACTGCTCCAGAGTCTCCTCCGTCAGTTAGACCGTTCCCTGCGATTACTTGAGTAATATCTCCGACGTTATCAGTATAACCTCTACTCGTAACAAAAGTATATATTTGATGAGCTGTAGCAAGTTCTGTTCCATTTTCTTGAATAGCTGCAATCTTAGCGGCTACTTTTGCACTTGCATTGATCTTTAATGTTACATCATCGACTACTACTGCTACTGAGTCGTCTGCTACAGTTATACCATTTCCTGCTCCCACAGCTAGACTTCCTGAGCTTGTAACGGTACCGGTAAGACCGCTTCCTCCAGATACACTTGTTACAGTACCATCAGTTGTGCTAAAACCTAGCTGGCCTATATAAGCGTGAACTGTTCCACCTGTTACAAGAGTAGCAGCACCTGTTGCAACGTTTCCTGTCTTGGCAGCTATATTATCGCTAGCATTAACTTCTATGGTAGTGTCATCTACATTTACTGCAACATCGTTAGTATTAACTGTTATACCTGTACCAGCTCCTACAGCCAAATCTCCTGTTGTTGTTACTGTACCTGTAAGACCGTCTCCTCCGCCTACACTTGTTACAGTGCCGTCTGTATCTGAAAAGTTTTGGTTAGCTATATAGGTATAAACACCCCCTGCAGTTGCAAGACCCGTAGCATTTTCTGCAACAGCTGCTGTTTTAGCTGCGACTTTTGCACTTGCATTAATTTTAACTGTAACATCGTCTACATTTACTGCGACATCATTAGTATTAACGGTAATACCATCCCCTGCTCCTACTGCAAGATTTCCGGCAGATGTTACAGGGTCTCCTGTAAGACCGTTTCCAGCCGCCACACTTGTTACAGTACCTGTGTTAGTAGTGTACCCTTTGCCAAGAACAAAATCATTTATCTGATCTCCAGTGGCTAGTGCAGTGCCTCCATCTGCTACTGTATCCGTTTTTGCTTGTATAACCCCTGTGCCGTCAGTCGCCGATAGTTCTATAGTAGTATCGTCTACTGCTGCTTTAAATTGTGTACCATTTTCTCCGGGCAGGGATATGCCATCTCCTGCAGTGTATTCTGTATTTGAAGATGAAAGTGTGAGAGTAGTTGCATCAGTTCTAGTAACTGTTACATTCGTGCCTCCAGAAATAGTAATATTATCGGTGCTTGAATCACTACCTGCAAGAGAGATATTTGTAGTCGACTCCGGCACTGTTAAGTCATAGGTTGTATCCGAAGTTGCAATAGTAACAGTATCAGTAGTATCATCTGCTTTAGTCAATGTTAAAGTGCCGCCATCTATACTAAGAGCTGTCGGACTTTTTAGTGCTTGGTCCGAGGATGTAGTAACTCTATTACCTAAAGCCGTATTTACAGTGCTTGAGAAACTTGCATCATCTCCAAGAGCTGCCGCTAGCTCATTTAAAGTATCCAAAGCTTCAGGAGCTGAATCCACTAAACCTGATACTTGATTATCAACATAAGTTTTAGTAGCAATAGTATCTGTATCTACCGATATTGCTGCTGAAGTATTATCAGTTCCTGCAACATTTAATCCCGTAGTAAAATCTAGAGTTGTAGCGGCAGTTGCCTGAGTTGTAGCATCTTCTTGAACAATTACACCTGCAATAGCATCAATATTTGAAGTTGCATCAATCTGTACACCCGATAGTTTTAGTTGGTCTCCATCCCATAAAATACTTGCATCTGCATCACCAAATACGAATCTTCCATTATTTAAGTCTATAAACGCTCCTGATTCGTTACCGGTAGGAACATCGGTTGCATCAGGAATGTAGTTTGCACCAGAAGTTCTTAAAGTACCTGCCGTAATGTCACCCAAATCTGCTGTAATTGCCGCTATGTTAGCAGTTTTGATTTCTGCTGCTTTAACCGAGTTAGCATTTAATAAGTTTGCAACAACAGTATCCGCAGTTACGTGATTAGCATCAATAGCTCCTGTAGCTATTTCTTCAGCTGATATAGTATTCGCTTTAATATCAGCAGATTTAATTGAGTTTGCGGTTATTAAGTCAGATACAACACTTCCTGAATTTATATGGTCAGCTGTAATGACATTTGCTTTCAATATCTCTGTAGTAATAGAGTTTGCAGCTATAGAATTTGCATTAATAGAATTTGCCGCTATTTTGTTCGCTGTAATAGAGTTAGATTTTATATCATTCGCTTTAATAGAGTTTGCACTTATTAGATCCGCAAGAACTGTTGTTGCTGAAAAATGCTTGGCAGTAATAACTTCTGCTTCCAACTTCTCTGCTGTAACACTATCTGCTGAAAGTGTGTTTGTTTCTATGGCATTAGCACTCAAAGCCGCCGTAGTTATAGAATTTGCTTCTAACTTGTCTGTTGTAATTGCATTTGCTTGTATTTTATTAGCACTAATCGCATTTGCTTGTAATTGGCCTGTTGCGACACTTTCGGCAAAAAGAAGTTGTCCATCTAAAACTTCAGATTGACTATTCCAGTCTGTTCCATCAAAAAGAAATACAGTTTGACCGTTAGGGGCAGCCTCAGAGCCTGTAAAAAAGTATGCTTGATCATTAGTAACAGGGTCTCCAGGTCTGCCATCCCAGTTTGTATCCCATGCAGTATCTGCCTGTGCTGATGTAACAGGTAGACTATTTACAGGAATATGCCAGCGACCTGGACCTCGATCCCCGTCTTGTCTTCGAGAATGTATAAAAGGTGTTGACCATCCTGACTCTTGAGGAGCAGATCCATCGCTTGTAAATATACGACTAATTGCATAAACAATATCTTTATCATTGTTCATTTCAGGAATACTAATAGTCCAACCACTATTACCGTCGGCTGGGTTAGCAAAACTACCTGCCGCCTGTACATATGTAGGCGCATTTCCATTATTTGCTACTTTTTGATATAATAATGAAGTTTTACCTTGTTGAGGAGTAACGGAACTATCAATATTTATCAAAGATACAAGTTGGTAAGACTCGGTATTATGTTTATACACTCTCGCTATTATTGACTCTGTAGCAATATCTATTCTGTAGTTGGTAGTTTGAGCTTTGCTATTGGTAAAAGCCGCCCCCATATCTCTATCTACTTCCATTCTAGTATCACTTTCAATAAAGGATATTTTTGCAGCTTGACTTCCGACAACTAATAAGTCGCCTACCTGAAAGTCAGAGGTAAATGAAGTACTCGTACCAGTAATTATAGTACTAGTCGCTAGTTTAGAAACAGTTCCTTGAATCCCTTCTTGTTCAAGTGAAGAGGTTAAACCTCCTGTAGTAGATCCGGTACCCGCATCATACCAATACGGTATATTATATGAGTTACTCCTACTAAACCTAAGAAGTTTAAAAATATTACTAGTCTGTGTGGTACGTATTAATACATAGTAGTGGTCATCTAAAAAAGTATTAGCATCATTATTATGCTCTGTTGTTGTAGACATACCAGAACAATCGATTTTATATGTATCAGTACTTACACTGTTATTTGATAAAAATGGAGCCGTTGATTGAGGCGCTCTGAATCCGTATACGTTGTGTCTAAATTGGTAAGTACCATTAGTATCGATAAAAGCGCTAGTACTTGAGGCGCCTCCTGCAGGTATCCCTAAAGGAAATCTAGTTAAAATATCTGGTAAGTTGTTTCTAACTTCTACCCCTATTTGCACAGGTTCTGATAAATTACCTAAAGTGTTTCTAGTTCTTAACTCTACAAAGTAAGTACCTTCTGGTACTTTTTCAAATACTAGCTCTGTTGGACCTTTTTCTATGCCCATAGGACTAGGATAGTTAGGGAAGTCGTGAATTAATTCGTAACCTGCTAGATGCTTATAGTAAGCACTTAGTTCTACGTCTCCTATAACTCCATCATCATCTTGAGAATCGTCGGCATCATATACAAGACCAGATATAGCTTCTGCCAAAGGATGTTCCCAGTCTATAACCACATCGCTGCCTTGTAGTGTACTAGACGATGTTACTTGTTGAGGCCTATAATGTACTGCTCTGGGTTTTGGTATGTCGTCTGTTGATACAATGTCTTTATTAATAGGCTCCACTACATAGGTTGAGAGAGTTCCTTCAATAGAGTCAAACTTAGAATCATAATGCTCTACTGCTACTAAATCAAACTTTGTCCCGTCCGCTGATTGGGCTAGTGATAGTATTTTATACTCTTTAAGAGATCCTTCTACAGTCAAGCCATTAGTAGTTTCTTTAAGAGCCCAAATGCTTCCGCTCTCAGGAGCCTCAGTAAAGTCTGAAGAAATTTCTAGAACATTATGTGTACCTGATGACGTACTTACTTCTCGTGTTTCAGTACGGATGTCTTCTTTCCATCCTAGAGACAGACTGGAAGTGGCTGAAGAAGTACCCTTAGCATTTGATGCTTTATCTTCAGTATCTAACTCTTGAAAAGTATATACACCGTTACCGTCAGGATCTACATACGCTTTATTTATAATATCGCCTTTGGAATAAGATACTCCATTAACAATCATATCCTCTAAAGCATATGCTGTAGGTTTTATTAAAACTGTGCTAATTTCAAATTCACTACCTGCATCAAGTGTAACAGAGGAGTCTAAAGCTACTCGTGATTTAGAAGAGTAATGAGCAAGTTGATTACTATAAGTTCTTAAGCCCGAGTCAAAATCTCCGCTCCAAGCAGTTCCTCTAGCCCAAGGCGAAGTATCTCCTGCTATATTACTATAACCTCGACCCCATCCGCCAGGATTACTTCCGCTCCAAATACTATTTTCAAGTCCAGATCCATTACTTGTAGCTTCATCCATTATAAGTCTACCATCTATCCAGAGTCTTAGAGTTCCTTCTGTAGGATGTATCTCCCATGCTACAGTATGAACCAAGTCGTCGAATTCCGGAATATCTGAAATTTTTATATTTTTAACAATGGTATTATTTGTGGTTGATTGAACATTGGCATTTCCGTCGCCTGTTCTAGCTCCAAAATACTTTTCATCATTGATAGTTAATACACCTATCCAAGTACCTGTAGAGTCTCCTCCATGTTCGAACAAACACTCGGAGGAATTAGAAAAAGCACTCGGAAGTACTACTTCACCTGCCATTACAACGGACTGCCCTCGTACTGTAGCACTGAAGGCGTCCGTGCCTATCTCTGTATTTGCAGTATAAGTATTTCCAATAGTTAAATGTTTTTCGACCTGGGTAGATACAAAACCGCCATATCTAACAGAAGTTCTATCACCATCTTGTATATTTACTATATCTCCAGGGGTTACGAACGCCCCGTTTATACCTGTGGAAAAACTTACGAGCTCTTGTTGGTTTGCGGCTGTCCATAGCTTCCACTTACCATATCTACTCGCTTGTGCTTCGGACGTACAGCCCATAGCCGTAACTTCTTGTGTAATAGTAGTTCCTGTCTCTGAAATATTTTGACGATCTTCTACTAAAAGAGGTTCTATCTTATAGTCATTTCTAGGATTATTCCAATATACTATAGCTTGGTTAGGTCTAGTCTTACTTCCTGTGCCTTCGTATTCAAATTTTCCATCAATAACATTAGCTTTTGTAAAGTTTGCTACAGGATAAGAAGGGGCATCGGGGATAGGAGTTATTTTACCTTCCATAAAGTACAGCATACCAATAAAGTTAGTAGCGAGGTCTTTTAGTACTTTATAGGAATCTACAGCTTTCGTCAAGTATACATTTAAAGTATATCTTGGCTCTAATCCGCCTTTTCCATCTGAAACTAATTCATCACAGTATCTTCCCAGCCTATATAAAGCATATTTATCAACATCTAAAGAGCTAATAAAATCTCCTAAACCATACCTATTGTTAGTAAGAATATCATAAAAAATCCAAGCAGGATTATTAGTATAAACTTTTTCTGATCTAAAAGATCCATCCCAATCTTGATAAGTACTTGTTATAAGTCCTGTGTCTGTATCTCTTTTATATGAAGATATTCCGTCAGAAGCTTCGTCTCGAGTAACATAATTAGAGGGTACAGATATTAATAATCCCTTTGCATGGTAACTTCTTTTAGGCATCTTCTGGTGTCTTTTTGTGTTAAAGGACACCTTACCCATTGCAGTTAATGGGTAATTAAGTATATCTTTTGTAATTAGAGTTACGGTAGCCATTTGAGCAGCGGTAACATTTGTCCAGTCCTTGCTTCTTTTACCTGCTTTACTATATCCATCATCATCATCAGAATCGATTCTAGCAACTACTATTTTGAAATCCTCAAAAGGTCGTAACTTATCTATATCTACTTCGTGTTCAAAGGTTCTTGCATTTTTATACTTACCTTTGTGAGTAACTGTTTTCGTTCCAAAGAATGTAGACCAGACTCCATTTTCTTTTACCTGTGCAGAAATTTTATATCTAATATAAGTGGTTTTATCGTCGCCATCACCGTTTCGGGCATAGAATCCACTACCGTAGTTAATTCTAAAAATAAGAGTATCTACTTCCATAAGCTGGGAAGACGACAATCCTAGGTTACCACTACCTTGTAAAGTTTTTGGGGCTTGAGTGCCACTGCCGTAACCAGTGCTTTGCTCAAATTGTTGCCCTATATTTACAGTTACACCACTTGAACCGTGTCCTCCAGAACCGCTCAAAGGTGGCTGAGTTAAGTGACCTGTAAGAAACTGTACCTGAGTACTCGGTATTTTTGCACCTATCGACTGATTTTTATGATTAAGATCTTTTGCGGCAATTAAACCTAAATTTTCAATTTTGTGTGTTCCGCTAGGGTGGGGCCAGTTATCTTTCAAAGTAACAGAAGTACCAGAAATACTTGCTATACCCACTGCGGAATCCATTTCTAATTTGTAGTCTCCATTTGGTACTACTGTTGATGCTGCATAATATTCTCCCCCATTCAGGACAAAAGAGCCGTAGTCATTTGGACCTGCAGAAGGTGAAACTATATTGAAGCCTTGACCGGAAGCAGGTCTATCTGTGATAAACCCCTCCACAACTCCATTTCCTAACAAAGTAGGAGAAGTTCCTGCTATTTCTTTTAATCTTATAGGTCTATATTTGGTGTCGTCATCAGATGTGCCTGCATTTAATAGGCTAAGAAGGTTTCCTGACCGTGCTCCTGGGCCTGTAACGGTATCTGCAGTAAAAAAGTCCTCTGCCTCTAAACGAGATGAATATGTTCTATTAAGAATGTTACCAGTGGATATATTGGTTTTTGTAACATTGCTTGTATAAACATTTTTTGCAAGTACAAACTGGGACACTCCAATAGGTTGTCCATTTGCAGCGGATGTAATTACTGTTTGAGAAGTAGTACTTAAAGTTGCATTCTTACTTCCGTTTGTAAAAGTAAGAGTTACCTGAGAGTTTACTTGCCTAGTTCCTGCAGCTTCTACACTAGATATTCTGTCATTATCCAAAAATACACTAGCTTCGTTATTTACTAGTCCATAAATTGGGCCTTCTGAAATCACATCAGTTACGGAAAGCGTTGAAGACTCTCCGTTTCTCATTCTTTCGGTTAACTGACCTCTTTCTCTTCCGTCTATTCTTGTTCCACGATTAGCCATTATGCAAAAGTTCCTCCGCCAATACCACCACTAAAGCTTACCTGAGCAAAGGCAGTTCCGGTATATCCTGTTAAATCAACTGTAGGGGTTATTGTTTCGTCCAAAGGTTTTATAAAACCTTGTGATGTTGTTATATGAGAAGGATTTCTAAAATCCCCTTCTATCATATCTACTGCTACTACTTTTCCGGGTACTCTTAACTCTCCATACAATATAGGTATAGGGTCACCCTCTGTTACGTTTCCAGAGTCAGAGCCCCCATAAAGATAGTTAGAAGGATTATCATTATCTACAGAAGGGTCTGGCATCATCATTTCCATAATGCCCATTATAGCAAGATTAGTAGCTACCATTGCAAGTCCGAAACCTAAATTGGTACTCATTGCTGCACCAATTAACTGACCTGTAGTCATACCAGCCGCCGCCGCCGAGCCCGCTGCTGCTGCACCAATAGCTGGCAAAGCAACAAATACAATTACCAAAGCTACTACTATTTTTATAGCTTTTTTAGATCCTGCAGGAACTAAAGAAATAGTTACATCTCCCTCTTCCAAAGAAGTAAGTAGTTCTTCTTGAGGTATCTCCTTTCCTTGATGTACTATATTCATACATATATCTTCCTGCTGGCATTTGTGTAGAAAAGGTTTAAAGTCGGGTCTATTTGCATTTATGCACTTAAAAATATCTTGATAAGTATCACTGTTCACAGTAAAACTTGAACCAAAACGTTCTCCTAATTCTCCTTGTAGATAAACTTTACGGCGCATATCTATAAACTCCTGTTAAATATTTTTTCCAAAATGGATATAAATTTTCTCGACATGATAGTCTGTTTTCTGCATGGTGAAAGAATAAATCATCTCCTAAGTAAACACCACAATGGTTTGCTATATTTGATTGTACTGTAAATATTAGCACATCATTTTTTTGTATATTTCCTTCGACTCTGACATAATTATAATTTTTTATCATTTCATCAGTAAAATAGTCTAAGTCCTTATCCCACCAATTATCTTCAAACGCTTTTCTAGCTGGGATATGTATATCTTGGCTCGATAAATAATCTCTCATCGCTTCAAAACAATCATTTGTGCCAAATTCGTAAGTCCTTCCATATAATGCTTTTGCCTTTCTTTCAGGTTCTTGTATATGAAGTTCCATATTAGGGTAGCTAAAAATATAGTAAGGTAATCCTATAGCGTTACAATATTTGATATCCGCAGGGCTAGGAGTACAACTAGCGTCTGGATGGCTATGAACTATGGCTACAATATCAGCTCTATGGGATATATTTATATATTCTGTAGAGTCTATAATAAAGTCGTCCTTATCTTCTGCTACATTGGTACAAGGATACCACTTTGACTCTCCTTTTACTACTGCAAAAACTCCACAACCTTCTCGTGGGTAGCACTCTTCAAAATGCTTTCGTATATCTTCTAAGTGTTCTTGCATATTAAAACTTCGCTGTGCCAGGGAATCCGGCAAAAGGTAATACTGATGCATTCAATTTATTACTGGAAGGCAATGTGTTATAACTATGATTGGCGGTTTGTCCTTGAAATCTACACTTACATGAATTTATTAACTTTCCGCAGGCCTCTTCTCTGACCCAGTATGCACTATTTTGTGATGGTGTATTATTTTGGTTAGAGTCTACTAAAGATTTAAAAATCGTTGTAACTGTTACACCATTAATAGAAATAGATGCTTTTACTAAAGAGTCTTTACTATATGAGGACGAAGCAGAGTAGTTTTCAAATGTATAAACTCTTTGCCAATATAATTCTCCCGAAACGTCTCCAGGACGAATAGTAGAATTTGATGTATGCTTCTGTTTTGCTACATAGTACTTATTATTTCTTTTTACATAACTATTTTGAGTATATGCTGTACCATCGTTATAATTACTACTATGCGAAGTAACATGATAGGTTAAAGCCATAGGTTCATCAAATACATTAAAGTAAAAAAACTTATTAGAACTACTATCACTAGAGTCATAGTCCTCTAGCTCTGATACAGGACTCCAAGTACAACCTCCTTTACCATGAGTAGAGTGTCCTTGATACTGCCAACTACAATACTTCCCTACTTGTATTCTTCTAGGTAGCTGTATGCCTTCTAAGTCATAAGCTACTGCTAGCTCGAAACTGACTAACATATTGTTTTCGGCGGAAACTCTATCTATCTTATATCTTACGCGGGACATAGTAACAGGGGGGTTACTACTACTACCCAGACCATTATCTAAATATTTATCAAAAGTTATACGAGATACTAATGTAGAACCTACTAAATCATTAAAATTTCTAATACCTAGACTATTTTTTAGAATACTGCCCACGTTAGCAATACTTAAAGTAGGACGATTTATTGAGCCATCTGCAGAAATTTCCATGCCGTCCAATTCCATAGGCATAGCTACATAGGTCTGTACATCTCCACTACTATCTGCTCTGAACTTAATTTCTCCGAATCCTTGATTAACTCCGGGATGAAAATACTTCTCCCCTCCTGAGGCTAGTTGAAGATCGAAAAGCTCTACCTTGCCCTCATTAATCTCAGACTGTTGAGCATCTGTTGCTATTATATTTGTCATGCTTCATAAACTCTTTTTACATTTACGGTTAAAGAATAAAAGTTATCGTACTGATAATTTACACTATAAGTTGTTAAAACAACTTTTACGGTTTTTTCAGATCCTGAAGTATTAGTATCAGGAATTTTTAAATTAAATTTAGTTACTGCTTTTGTAGCGTCCAGAAACAATATTACATCATCTACAAACTCTTTCGTTCTAGTTTTAAACTGAAGTGTGTAGGTTTCTTGTATAGAGTTTAAGCCTGGTGCTATTCTCTGTTCATAACCATCTCCAAAACTAGAAGTTAATACTTTGGGTCTTACTTCTCTATTCAAAGATTTATCTGGTGTTGCGTAAAGTGCATCTTTATATATAAAACCTAACGCCATTATGCGCTCCCATAAGGGCTAAGAATTCCACCCGATCTTTTTTGTTTATGTAATTCCTCTTGCACGGCTGCTGCTATACCTTTACTCATAGCTTCAAAATCAGGTGCGCCTTCAGACTCTGTTTTAGCTGTTCCATCATTAGCAATATTTACTGTAACATTACTTTGGATATCTCCTCTGGAACCTCCATTATTCATTTCAACGGGAATAGACTTACCATTAGGTAGTGGAACTACTGCTTCAGTTCCGTGCAGTTCTGCAGGATATCCTGAAGAAGGTCCTTTTGCAACACCACCTGTAGAAAATTTTAGTGCGCTACCAATGTTATTAATTCCTCCAGTTGATTGTGCTGCTAACTGTGAGGGTGCCGATGAGATAGCAGACACTGGCATAGTCGGCATACCCGCAGGTACAGCAGGCACACCAAACATGCTCATCAACATTCTAGCTACCATTAGCTGTGCTATCATAGCTGCTATTTGTTTTAGTACAGCAATTGCCATCATTTTAAAAGCATCTTTTGCTTTCATACTGCCGTCTACAATACTTGTTATTGCATTTGTGAGTCCGTCTTGCAAACTGTCTTTAATACCTTGACTTAACTGTCCAACATCTGATAAATTCTTTTTGGCTTCTGCTAATTTTGCAATACTTTCATCTAAAGCTGAAATTTTCCCTGCCGCTTCTTTGTTTATCATTTCTGCAGTATCGGTTTTTAGAGTATCTAATCCGCTTCTCTCGCCTCCGAAGCTATCAGCCATAACATCATATTTTATAGCATTAGCACTCGACATGTTAGCTTCGCCTTGTAGACGAGCTTTCTCTGTCGGATTAGTTGCTGCATCAGCCGCACTTTGAAGTTTTATAGAAGTCTGTCTTTCTTCTTCTGCTAATTTTTCTAGTTCTTTTTCTAGTAAAAGAAATTTCATGTCAAGCAGTTTAAACTCAATCTCGTTCTGAGCAAGTTTAATCTTTTCTTCTTCTTTTATGGCTATAACATCATCAGGTCTTGCCTTTTGAGCTGCTTGTAGCTCTAACTCTGCTCTGCGCTGGTCTTCTTTTAAATAAGCAAAAGGATTTGCAGATTGTTCTTTTCTTATAGTTTGATCAATACTTCTACTACTTGATGCTTTATTTAAACTGTTTTGTCTTTGCAGTAGTCCTAAGCGTTTTTCTTGTATACTTAAAAGCTCTTTCTCATGCCCAAGCATCTTTTCAGTTATTCGTGCATTAGCCATTTCAACAGTAGTTTGATATAAATCTTGTGCAAGTTTTACCCTGTCTTCGTCTACTCCGATTAAAGCTTCGGCCGAGGTTTTTTGTTCATTTAATAAATCTACTCTTCTTTGCTCCACTTCATTGTATGCAACATTACCTTCGCTATCTTTTTTGGCTGTTTTTGCTAACTTATCTAATTCTGCATTAATGTTTTTTAATTTTTCTCGATTATTAATCTCTGCGATTTGAGCTTTAATAAGTCCTTGAGAGTATTGGTTACTAATGCTATTTAATCTTGTAATTTGTTGTTGAGTTTTCTGAGCGTCTATAAGTCTATCATGAGCAATTTCATTTACGGCACTTGCTACAACTGCTTCTTCTTTCAGTAATCCTAATTTTTTTAGTTGTTCTTTTTGGAAAATGCTTAAAGAATCTACTTCTACTTTAGCCTTTCCTTTAAAGACGTCCCCATTTTCTTTAAGTGTAAGTCCTTCATCTTTTAAGATTTTATTTAAGTTGTCTTGTTCTTTTGCAATATTTTGAAGAGCAGTATCCGCAGAGGTTAAGGGGGCTAATCCGTTTCGTAAAGATCCCATCGAGTCACTAGTAGCTTTTGCATTTGTTGCTACCGCTGCATAAGCTAAACCGGCTTCAGAAGCGGCTGCTGCCGTTTTCTTAAACTCTGAGGTGCTAATCTCGCCCATCGTATTTAAACTCTTAAGATGATCTTGGAATGACTTAGGTAAAAATCCATATCTTTCCTCAAATCCTTCTATTTCTTTAATTCTATCATCTACGAACTTTTTAGAGGCCTGCTCTGATTCGCTGAGTATATTTTCATCATCTCTAAAAATGTTGAAGAAGCCTCCAGCATTTCTAACTGTTTTCTTTCCAAAAATAGCATCTAATTCGTCTTGAGTTTGAACTATATCAGCGTTGACCTTACCAAGCTCTGAAGGTGCTATATTCCCTTGAGACTCTAAGTCTGCATAATGTTTCTCTAAACGCTCTTTCTCTTTTTGTAAAGCTGTTACTTGTAGTCTTTCGTACTTTTCAGTATAGCTTCTTAAATCTTTAATTAAAACGTCTTGCTGATCTGTACTAAGAGATTGGTTTGTTTGACCGATTGCAGAAGCAAACTGGGTTTGTCCACCTCCCTGCTTAGTCACTGCCATTTGTACTTCTAATAAACTTCTATACTCTTCATTTAATGAAACTATTTTATCACGAGTTCTATCTAGCATTATCTCGTGGGCACTAATTTCTTTTCCTGTATCAAAAAAGTTTCTAATTGTTTGGAATACAGTTACAGCAATACCTGCCCAACCTAGCCAACTTAGTAGTTTCATAGCACCAGCAGCTACGGCGGCACCGGCAGACATTACCCCTGTTTTCAAGGCCTCATACCCTAGTCTCATTCTATTAGTATTTTTATTACTAGCATTAGCCATTTTTTCTTCTTCGATTTCTATCTGCTTAAATCCTTGTGCCATATCAAGAACAATACCCGCCTTTAAGCCTTTAAAAATACCTCTTGTAACTGTTTCATGTCTTTCGTACTTAGCTTCAACAGCTTTTAGACCTTGACCAATTCTAGTTCTCTCTCTTTTATCTAAACCTGAAAAACCCTTCTTATCCAAAGCTTGTAGAGTAGGTCCTTTATTTGCTAGATTAGGGTCTGATAATGCTTTCTGTGCCATTGAATCCATGGCTTTTTTCTGCTCAAAAATTGCCGCTTTAGATCTTTCAGCAGAAGTTGCCATTTCATTATATAATTTTTTCTGTTCTGTATAAGACTCCCTTGCAGAGTCTCTTATTCCTTTTAAATCTACGCCCATTGCCTTTAAAGGGCCTGTAAGTAGTAATCCAAAAGATGCAAAAGCAAGAACAGGAATTTGTTCCAACGCTTTAGCAACGGCAGAAGCTAAAGGTAGTATACCTGTTTGAATAGACATTACAACATCATCCATTGCTTTACCTAGACGATTAAACTGGTTTACTGCACCTCCACCTGTTACTTTCAATATTGCTGCATACTTGCTCTCTGCTTGATTTAACACTTCATTAGTAACAGCTTGACTTTTCTGATATACAGTTAAAGCATCTTTATTTAACCCTAAAGCATTTGCGTAGTTTTTCGATGCTGTTTCAAGTCGAAGAATAATACCTAATTCATCAAGAAGTTCGGGTTCTGCTTTTGTAACACCTCGTACTAAACGGTTAAAGGAGTCTGTTACGTCTCTACCAAGTACAGCGGAGACATCTTTTGCGGCGGCGCCTAATTTGTTTAATTGCTCGGGACTTAACCCTGCTGCAACACCAATAGCTGCTGCTTGGGAAGCATCTCGGAAAGTGATCTGTGCACCCGTAGCTTCAACTATAGAATCTGATAAGCTTTTCATTGCAACACCTGTTGCGGATGCGTAGGCCTGTTGACCTTTTTGAAGAACAGATAGATCACCTGCTCTTTTAAAGAATTGAAATGCAGCGCTTACTGCGAACATTTGGGCAGCTAAACTAGCATAAGCACCAACAAGACCGCCCATACCTTGTTGCATTTTTGAAAAGTTTTTACTAGTATTAGAGGATTGAGCACCTACCCCTTTCATATTTCGGTCAGCGGTACGTGAGCTAGTAGATAAATTATCTAGCTTGTCAGAGGTTTTTTTCGCATCAAGACCTACCTTTTTAGTAGACCCTTTATCATCGACTTTTACATCAATGTGAATTTTATTCTTTGCCATTAGCCCTTAACATTATGGGTGTACTTTCCAGTACTACCGCTTGCAGACTTTCTCTCTGCTGCTTTTCTTTTCTTCTCTGCTTGCTCTGCTCTATATGCTATAATCATGCCTTCGTACATTTTCATAATATATAATATTGTCTTAGGTTCGTCTACAGTATATAAATTAAACAAATATTCGACATTACCCCATCTCTTTCCTAAATAGGACCCTGATGATCCATCCCATACATCTTCAAGAAAATCAAATATAAAAAATGCCACTTGAACCTCAGATGGAAAATCTGAGACCTCTAGCGGCATTTTTTCGGGGTCAGGCTCTTCTCCTAGTTGTTCACAGATTTTTAAATAAGTATCTAAATCTGTTTGATTAGACTGCTTTACATATTTTTCAAGGAGGGAATGAATTTCCCCTACTTGTTCCCAGTAAAATTTTCTAATTCACTTACTGTCTCTGTTACCCACTGATCAAAATCAGTTGAGTTTCTCATTAACAACTCGGAATTTTCTTGGGTGTATAGCAAGCAATCTTCTGGGTCAAGAGACGATATATCTACCAATAGAAGCTCTTCCAGGTATTGATATTTTAGACCTGACCAACCTTTAATTACTGCTCTACAGTATTCTACTAAAAATTTATCGTCATCTAGTATTTCTTCAGACTGACGACTTTTCTTATTATATTTTGTAGTAATGCATTTTTTACGAAGTTTTACTAGTTCTTCTCTAGCTAAATAACAAAGACTTATTTTCATACCAGAGTAGCCAGGAAAGTCTATATTTACTGTTTTACTTGGAGTCATTAGACTTGCCAAAGAAACGGGGGTATCGCTCATGTTTATTATCCTTAAGTTAATTTGTGTAATGAAAAAAGGGGTGAAAACCACCCCTTTATTCGATTTTCTATTACATAGTATAGTCGAAATGACCATCAATGTCAAGAATTATTTTTTACTAGGTAACTATTATAGTGCTTTACCTTTATACTGTAAGCTACACTCGTTCTTACCATCAATAGTACTAGGTAATGCATGGAAATTTACATCTAAAGAGATAATATCTTCAATAGAGTGTGTAGGAATTTCCAAATGAGTAGTAGGCATAGTTACTTTTAGTAAAGGTGCGTTTGAACCACCAATACTAAATACCGCATTATGGCTGTTAATAATACTGTCAGTAGCTTCGGCAATAGTTTCAAACAACTCTGCACTTCCATCATCTTTACCATTTAAGTAACAAGTAAAGTTACCTCCAATATTTCTAGTACCTGTAACGTGTCCTACAGGCTGATTTACTACGCCCATTGTTTCCGGAGTAATGAAAGTAATATTATTAGAAATTGTAATATTACCGCCGGTTAGAACTAGTCCGTAGTTTGTGCTACCATTACTTAATGCTAAAGAGGTTAGACGGTTACGAATAAAGTTACTTGTAGCAGTTGTACCCTCTGTATTGGTAGCAGTAATAGTACTATTTTCATTTTCTGAAATTAGCTCACCAAAGCCCGACCAGTTAATAGTTGCAAGACCTTCAATATCAAAGTCAATTGCTGCTTCATTTACAACACAGCCTGTGATTTTATATACTTGCTTAGTAGCTTCTGCATTAGCAGATCCAATTACAAAGTAAAGGTTAAAAGTACCTAAAGCCGCTTTGTTGGAGTCTTGGAAATCAAATTCTAACTCTGAAGCATCTCTAGTATTGAAACCAGTAAACTTACTAACGCTTGATGCTGTAATACCGTTTACTTGTACTTCAAGATCAGAATCAATATCGCTAAGGCTTTCACCTAAAGCGTCTGCTAGATCTTCTGCTGAGATAAATAATTTATCATCATCAGTATAACCACTACCTTTATTACTTGCATTAAGAGCTACACTAATTACACCTGAGTCGTTTACAGTTACATCTAACTGAGCATTTCTACCATCGCCATCTGTAGATGTAGAAATTCCGCTTACTGTTTGTTCTGTAAGATCAGTATCAGTAGTTGGAACAGAGGGGTTATCAATAGCTGTCACAGCACCTGTAGAAGCATTAGCGGCTACATAATCACCGTCACCAATCATTGCGCCCCATAAAGCTTCTTCAACAGCATAAACAGAACCATTAGTATTACTATCAGCACCGCCTGAAAGGAAAGGACGAATATATGTTTGGAAACTCCACTCTGCAGGAGCATAAGAATCATTAAACATTCTTCTACCACGACGAGTTTCGCCCCCAGTAGTAGACATTTCGTTCAATGTAACTTCCGAAGTATTTGTTGCTTGAGAGAATTGATATCCTTCTAAAACCGGCACTTCATAGATTCTGCCTTGAGCAGACCCATTAGAAGGATCGATAGGCTCTAGAAAAACCTTCGTATCTCTACTAAAATATAGTTTATCTGTCATAGTTTATCTCCTATGTATCTTGAAAAGGCTAGGACGTGAACGTTTGCTCGTGCCTGCATTTTCTAGTATCGAACCTCCATCAGTATTTCACCGACTCCTAAAGGCTCTAGTACACCTTCATCAGTATCTATACTGATGACTGTGATTTGTTGAGTATATTGGTTCGTGCCTGTACGATCCTTATACGTTAATTTTGAATTATCCTCTAATACTGTTTCTACATCCTCTAAGAGTTCGTCTAAAGCAGTTACAGAATCTTCGTCTTGCACATAGCATCTTGCTGTTACAGTAAGAAATCTATGTTTTTGCCCTCCTCCCTGGTATTCTCGTGTTTCAGAGCCCGCATTTAAATGTATTGCGGGAAACTCTTCAACTTCATCCCAGAATTTTAGCCTTGGAGATACATTCTCATTTAGATCAGAAAGAAAAGCTCCACTACCATTTATATCTTTTAACTTTTCTGCGAGTGCGGAAACAATTCCAGAACGTCTTGTAGTATATTGTCTCGTACTCATCACTCTCTCCTAGTATAAAATCTGCCCAAAGCAAACTCTGCAGCAACTTCTCTAATTGATCTGTCTATTAAAGTTCTTGGGTCTCTTTCGGGGGTAGCCCAATTACCTGAACTTCCCATTTCAAACACCTCATAAGGATTTCTTTGATAAGTATATCCTATACTAGGAAACCCTTGAGGAGTTTGCATAATATTTGTTACTTTTACGCTCTCTGCAAACTGTCCTGTTCTATTTTGAAGCCCAGGCTCTCTCATATTTCTTCTAACTGTATCAGGAAGTTTTTTATTTAAAACACCTATTAACTGTAAAGGACTGCTTGCAACTCCTTTACTATTTCTTCTTCTTTTATTAGGGGTTCGTAACTTTTTACTTCTACTTTTACTCTTAGTTTTTTTAGAAACTTTTTTTGCAGTAGCCTTAGTTTTTTTCTTAGTACGCTTTCTTTGCGGGTCTAATACTTGTAATACATCTTCTGTTATATCTTCTACTAAGTTAGGGGAACCTTTTAGCCCTGAAATATCTGTATTACCTATAAGGCGTGCAAAGTGTTCTGTCTCATTCCTAACAACACCTGCAAAAGCTTGTCCTGCTAAAGCAGATAACTTTCCTTTAAATTGATTAAGCTCATCCCATTCTGCCTCAATTACTAGCTTACCTTCTACCCCTTTGAGAATGTCTACATCTTTCTGCCAGGTAGAAGTTAAATCTGCCCCATTTGCAGCAATATCTCCTAGTTTCTGTATTAGTTGGTCTTTATTTTCTCCAACCGTTCCCATAATTTTATCTATTTTATCTATCTGAGTAAGCAACTGAAGAAGAGCTAAAGCAGGTTTTCTTCTAGAATCTTTTTTATCTATTTCATTTAGAAAAAGAGATATCATACCTCGAAGAACACTTACGTTTTGATGCCCAAACTCGTAACCTTCTTTAAGCTCTGGAAAAAGTTTCTTATTTACAGATTTAATCTGTCTAAAATTTAAGTTACCTTTTGCCGCTTTTTCTCCAGTACTTGTTTGAAACTGCATACCATCAAAAGAAAACTTTTTTCTCGAAGAGGCTCTTTCCTCTTCTGGTATGCTTTGAGCATGCTCTTCGTATGCCTTTAAAAACTCATTATATCTTTCTTTGTATTGTTCATCTAAATCAAAATACTGCTTAATTTCAGGTGTTCTATCTATTAACTTTCTTAAAGTAGTTGCTCTATAGCTTCTGCCCTCTGCCATATTATCTACAAGTTCTTTTATAGATTTTGGTTTTGTAATAGACATTAAAAGTTTTTATACAGATCCAAGACTCTTTTAATGTGGTCAGGGAACGCTACGTTATTTCTCTGACTTGAAGAAGCATTATTCTGAATGCTTGCACCTGCTATTGTTTGACGAGCTTTGTGCTCATCTTTATGATAGTAAGTAATCAAATCAATAACTGCTAGTTTTAAATCCTCTGGGCATGAAGCATATCCAGCATTATA